AGAACATATTATGTATCACGCGGTGGTATCCGCCTTTAAAAAAAAAACAAATGCCAAATTTATTTAACAGTATTCAGTTAACAAAGCCAAAAAAAAATGTCTTTGATTTAACACACGACGTAAAAATGTCGGCAGATATGGGTAATTTAACCCCTATTTTAACACTTGAATGTGTACCTGGAGACAAATTTGAGTTAGGATGTGAATCCATGATAAGATTTGCACCTATGATTGCTCCTGTAATGCATAGAATGGATGTAACAATGCATTATTTCTTTGTACCAAATCGTATTTTATGGTCAAATTGGGAAAAATTTATTACAGAACATAATTCCGAATATGTATCACCATTTGTTACATCAGATTACTTTGAAGAACAAAATGCACCATCATTACCAACAGTAAGAAGATTAGGTGATTATTTAGGAGTTCCACCACCACCAGACAATGCTCCATTAACTAACTTTAGTGCTTTTCCATTTGCAGCTTATCAATGTATTTACAATGAATATTATCGTGATCAAAATTTAATTGCTCCAATTAATTATAAATTAACAGATGGAGACAATACAGGTGCAGCAAGAGTAAGAGAATTAGCAACAATGCGCAAAAGAGCATGGGAACATGACTATTTCACATCATCATTACCTTTTGCACAAAAAGGAGCAGCAGTGGATATACCTTTAGCTATTAATAATAATGATGTACCAGTATATTGGAATGATAACTTAACTGCAGCAAATACAATTACAACAGATATTGGTGCTGTAACCATAGGTAATGTACCTATGGAGGGAGATGTTAATACAGCTTTAATGGCTAAAACATCAGATGTTAGTTTACAACCAACAACCATCAACGATTTACGTAGAGCTTTTAGATTACAAGAATGGTTAGAAAAAAATGCTAGAGGTGGAACAAGATATATAGAAAATATCCTTACACATTTTGGTGTAAGAAGTTCAGACAAAAGATTACAAAGACCTGAATATATTACAGGAGTAAAAAGTCCTGTAATTGTAAGTGAAGTATTAAATAATACTGGTCAAACTGATGGTTTGCCTCAGGGTAATATGGCAGGACATGGTATATCAGTATCTTCAGGAAAATCAGGTTCATATTATTGTGAAGAGCATGGTTATATTATTGGTATTATGTCAGTTATGCCTAAAACAGCTTATCAACAAGGAATACCACGTACTTTTTTGAAAAAAGATTCATTAGATTATTTTTGGCCAACTTTTGCAAATATTGGTGAACAAGAAGTACAAAGACAAGAGTTATATGCTTATACAGCAAATAAAGAAGAAACATTCGGATATGTTCCAAGATATGCAGAATATAAATATATGCCTTCAAGAGTAGCCGGAGATTTTAGAACAACATTAGATTATTGGCATTTAGGAAGAATATTTGCGACAGAACCATCACTTAATGCAGATTTTGTATCAGCAAATCCAACTAAACGGATATTTGCAGTAGAAGACCCAGAAGGAGATTCTTTATATTGTCATGTTTTAAACAAAATTAAGGCGGTTAGACCAATGCCTAAATATGGTACACCAATGGGTATATAATGTCAACAAAATGTATAACACCATTTTATGTTCAAGATAAGTTCACAGGAAACTATATACCTGTGCCATGCAGTAAATGTCCCCCATGTATGAAAAGGAGAACATCTGGATGGAGTTATAGATTGGTAAAAGAGGGAGAGCGTTCTAAGTCCGCATTATTCGTTACATTAACATATGATACAAATTATGTTCCTATAACTGAAAAAGGTTTTATGAATTTAGATAAAACAGATGTACAAAAATTTTTTAAAAGATTAAGAAAATTATCAAACGAGAAATTAAAATATTATGTATGCGGAGAATATGGAACAAAGAAAATGCGCCCTCATTACCATATCATATTATTTAATGCAGATAAATATATGGTACATAAAGCATGGATGTTAAATAATAAGTCATTAGGTAGTATATATATTGGACAGGTCAATGAAGCTAGTATAGGTTATACATTAAAATATATGACGAAGAAGGGAAAAATCCCGCTTCATTTTAATGATGATAGACAAAAGGAATTCTCATTAATGAGCAAAAAAATGGGTGATAATTATATAACACCCAAGATGATAAAATGGCATAAAGAAGACTTAGAAAAACGTATGTACGTAAATATACCTGGAAATAAAAAAATTGCTATGCCAAGATATTATAAAGATAAAATTTATAATGAGTTAGAGAAACAAAAAATATCCGACTATATATTAAAAATATCGGAAGAAGAAACAAAAAAACTAGAAGAAGAATTGGGAGAACAATATGAAAAAATAATGGTAGAAAGACATATTAAACAATTTTCTAAAATGTATAAAACAGCCGAAATTGGCAGAAATCATGAATAAATCAAATATAAAAATGTACGCATTAAAAGTTAAAAATTCGTTAAATTATAAAGAATTTCAACGTGATGATGAAGTAAATACTTTACCTTCATTAACAATACCAGACCAAAACATGTCAATAAGACAAATAATAGATAATTATACAAGAGGGTTACCTGTAACATCATTTAACCCAATTTATGATGGAGAAGATTATGATTTACCAGACCCTAGAACATTAGATTTAGTAGAAAGACATGAAATGGCTGAACGTATAAAACAAGAAGTCGCGAGTATTAAGTCTCGCGAATGGAAAAAAACACAAGATGTTGAAAACACTGTGGAAAACTTAAAAACAGACGTTGAAAAGACACCAATTTAAATTGGTGTCGCTTTCAGCGTAAGACAAGCGTAGCGCGTCAGAAAAAAAATAGCACTAATACCCCTTGATATATTAGTGCTAATTGACACTAAAATACTATATTGCGGTTAAAATGGACAAATTAGGTAGCAAAGCGAACGACAAAGGACAAAATAACCGAAAATAAAAAAACAAAGTGTCAATAAATAAAACAAAAACAAAAAAATATTATTAATATTTAAAAAAAAAAGCATGCCAGCATGGTTAATACCGGCAATAACAGCCGCAGCAAGTTTAGCAGGAAATCTATTTAATGTAAATAGTACAAGAAAAACAAATCAAGCTCAACAAGACGTAAATTCACAACTTTACGATAAACAAAGAGCAGATGCATTAACAGATTGGAATAAACAAAATGCATATAATAGTCCTAGTCAACAAATGCAAAGATTTAAGGAAGCGGGTTTAAATCCGAACCTTGTATATGGACAAATGTCAAACGCACCAGTTGTAAGGTCAGTAGAAGCAAAATCACCAGATTTTGTAGCTCCAAGACTAGACACACAAAATGTTGGAAACATTTTAGGTAGTTATTATGATATAAAATCTAAAGAATTATCATTAAAACAACAAGAAAAAGCAATAGAAATAGCAGACGAAGATTTAAAATATAAACAAAGAGCAAATACATTAGGTAATTCAATATTACCATATCAAACAGAAGCAGCTAGTTTAAAAAATCAACAAACACAAGCACAAATAGATAGTACAATAGCAGATTGGACAAATAAAAGATTAGCATCTTCATTATATGGACCACAATATGAAAAATTAGTAGAAGAAACTAAAAATGTTATAACCAATAGAGAATATCAACAAAATCAGATTGCAATATCAAAAATTATGCAAGCATCTGGTTTGTTAGAACAACAATTAAAAGGACAACAAATAAAAGGTGTAGAATTAGATAATAAAGTAAAAGAGTTAGAATTAAGATTAAGAAATTTAAATTTATCTCCAACACTAATTAGTGATTTATTAAAAATAGCAGTATCATCATTATTTAAATAAAAAAAAACAACATGGAATTACGAATTTTCTGTCTTTACTTTAAAGGCTATCCAATTATCAAGAATCAAACTCTGGAAAGAGCTCTGGAATTGTTAGAAAGAAGTAACAACTTAACTATCGGAATTCAATTAAACAACAATTAAAAAACAAAAAGTATGCGAAGGTTTAAGGGACGTCGTACCTACGGACGTAAAAAACGTGGGTCATACGGAAAAGTAAAAAGAACATATTATGTATCACGCGGTGGAATCCGACTTTAAAAACAAAAAAAATGAATTTATTTAATTCAATTCAGTTAACAAAGCCAAAAAAAAATGTCTTTGATTTAACACACGACGTAAAAATGTCGGCAGATATGGGTAATTTAACCCCTATTTTAACACTTGAATGTGTACCAGGAGATAAGTTTGAGTTAGGATGTGAATCTATGGTAAGATTTGCACCTATGATTGCACCTGTTATGCATAGAATGGATGTAACAATGCATTATTTCTTTGTACCAAATAGAATATTATGGTCAAATTGGGAAAAGTTTATTACAGAACATAATAGTGAACATGTGGCACCTTATATTAATAGTAGTAATTTTGAACCACAATATTCACCATCACCATTTCCAACAGCATCAAAATTTGCTGATTATATGGGTATCCCTGTACCACCTAATGGTTCAACAGTTACTCAAATAAGTGCATTACCATTCGCAGCTTATCAATGTATTTATAATGAATATTATAGAGACCAAAATTTAATAGCACCAGTTGATTATAAATTAACAGATGGAGATAATGCACAAACAGTAGCACAATTAAATACACTATGTAATTTAAGAAAGCGAGCATGGGAACATGATTATTTTACTAGTTCATTACCATTTGCACAAAAAGGTGCAGCAGTAGACATTCCATTAGCAATAAATAATAATGATGTACCAGTTTATTGGAATGACAATTTAACTGCAGCAAATACAATTACAACAGATATTGGTGCTGTAACTATTGGTAATGTACCAATGGAAGGGGATGTAAATACTGCTTTAATGGCTAAAACTTCAGATGTTAGTTTACAACCAACAACCATTAATGATTTACGTAGAGCATTTAGATTACAAGAATGGCTTGAAAAAAATGCTAGAGGTGGAACAAGATATATAGAAAATATACTTACACATTTTGGTGTAAGAAGTTCAGATAAAAGATTACAAAGACCTGAATATATTACAGGAGTAAAAAGTCCTGTAATTGTTAGTGAAGTATTAAATAGTACAGGAGAAACCGATGGATTACCACAAGGAAATATGTCAGGACATGGTATATCAGTAAGTTCAGGAAAATCAGGCTCTTATTATTGTGAAGAACATGGTTATATTATTGGAATTATGTCTGTTATGCCTAAAACAGCATATCAACAAGGAATACCAAGAACATATTTGAAAAAAGATTCATTAGATTATTTTTGGCCAACTTTTGCAAATATTGGAGAACAAGAAGTACAAAAACAAGAGTTATATGCTTATACAGCTAATGCAGAAGATACATTTGGATATGTACCTAGATATGCAGAATATAAATATATGCCTTCAAGGGTATCTGGAGATTTTAGAACCACTTTAGATTATTGGCATTTAGGAAGAATATTTGCTACTGAACCAAGTCTTAACGGTGATTTTGTATCAGCAAATCCAACAAAACGTATATTTGCAGTTGATGATCCAGCAGGAGATTCTTTATATTGTCATGTATTAAATAAAATTAAGGCTGTTAGACCAATGCCTAAATATGGTACACCAATGGGTATATAATGTCAACAAAATGTATAACACCATTTTATGTTCAAGATAAGTTCACAGGAAACTACATACCTGTGCCATGCAGTAAATGTCCCCCATGTATGAAAAGGAGAACATCTGGATGGAGTTATAGATTGG